TTCGACACCAGACCCCGCGACAACTTCCGTATGCGTGCCAGCATCCGGGCCGACAACCTGGCCCACCTGCCCATCAACCGTGCCAGAAATAGATGCAAGCTCAGCGTGCGTGGTGAACTCACGAATGCCTTCTGCTGCACTTGTTATAGAACTAGACACGAGCCGCTGATGCGCCCGAATATCAGATTTAACAGGCTCGTGAGCACCAGAAGACGGAACACCGTCTGTAGCGTAATCACGCCATGCAACATCGGAAGATGTGTTAAGTTCGTCTTGAGTAGCCATGGTTGTTCCTATGTTGCAGTGACAACGCCGGTGGCAACACCAGCGCTTTCAACGCCGGACGCGTTCGCGGCATAAAGCCAGTAGTAATAATCACCTGCGGCAAGCCCGGTTTCCGTAAGAGCGCCAGCAGTGTTTGCCGCGCCGTAGATTGGGGAGTCCGCTATTTCAGCCGCGCCGCCCTCAACATCAACGGAATTGCGACGAACAACGACGCGGGAATAGTTCGCGCTATTGGGCGTTGTCCATGTCAGATCAACCTCACCAGTGCCACCAGCAGCCGCCGCCGGGCTTATAATCACCGCAGGCGCTACGGAATCTGAAACGGCGGTCCTGAGGATCGAACTTGTCCAAGCGCCCGCTGTCTGGCTGATTGAAACATGACGAATCTGGAATTCGTATTCCGTGCCATCCGTAAGCGTTGGCGTTTGCAGGCTTGTCGTATCCGAAATATTGGAAGCCTGGACGGCAAACCATTCGCTGCCAGCCGTTGGCTTGTAACGGCCTTCAAGCCGCAAAGACAATGACGGCGGGGTATCCGCCTCAAGAACCGCATAAGGCCCCGCTCCGCCGTACATCGTAACAGTAAACCCGGTCGGCACTGGAATTGTTGTTCCATCCGTTGTGACCGTCGAAACAGGCGCTACGCCTTCCTCTGTGGTTTCATCCCAATCAAAAGCTGCGGAAGGGATTTCCGTAAGATCAACTGTAACGCCAACAATTACATTGCCCTCGCCTACATCAAGGCTAAGGTCGTTGATTTCAAAAACGTGATTAATCCCGTATTCTGCCAGAACAACCCGGCATGCCGTTTCGCCAATCAAGGCCATGCCGCCCTTATTAAGGCTGAACTTTCCAGTCCATCGCGGGTTGGCCCTGTAGAATTCCCGTTTCATCAACCGCCGCGTTTGCGTGTGCGAGGGGCTCATGATCAAGTCTATATCTCTAACCTCAATGCCACGGGCTGTTACGTCCGCGTCATCGGCCCACGGGTCCGCATCCGCTGTTTGATAGCCGACATTGGTTTCCGTATATGAGGCCCGGATTGTGTTTGGCCGCTGCTCAATATCGAAGCCGCTGCACAGTTCCGTGATTTCGGTAACGTCATCAGCGGTTATTGTTACCGATGGCTCGCTATAAGTCTTGACAACCAGCTTAACGCCGCCGTCTGGCGTTGGCATCAACCGCCCGTCGCACGCCCGCAGCATCCGCGCAATCACGTCCCCAGGCGGCTCTTGTAGCGTATGCGAACCCCAAATCCGATAACGCTTTTCAGTGCCGCCAGCGTCCAGGTCAACGTCTTCGTTGCACTTGTTATAGGCAACGATCCAGCCGGAATTAGCCAGCGCAGTTGATACCAATGCAGATGGCAGACGCATACCATCCGAGCTGATCATATAATCCCGGATGACTAGCGCCGCGTTATCGCTCCAAGCTGTTGTAGCCGTATACGGGTTGTAAACTTTCGTCCCGCGCAAAACCGCCAGATAAACGGAATTCACACCATTGGGGAACGTTTTAAAATATGCCGATTGCGAGACTGCCAACTGCTGCGCATACAGCAGCGCGATCCCGTTGCCCTTGTGGTTTGTCGTATAGTCCGAGAACTTTGACACAAGGTCTGGGAACGCAGTTTCCGACGCCTGCCCGGTCGTGTATTGGATGATCAATTTGCTGTTGTGAGGTGCGGCAGCGACAACGCCGGAGCCGTCAACGGTCACTTGATTATCGTCAATCCAAAGGGATTCCACCGCGTCAATTTCGCCATGCGCGATGGCTATAACCTTGTGGAAGTCGCCCGATTCCGTTCCTGCAAACATCCATGGCCCGGAAGCCTTCACACGGCCATAATGCCTTATTCTTGGCTGGACACCTTGCTTGACGGACTGCTGTACATCTTCCGGCGCAGGCTGCGTTGGTTTCTTCTGGAATGCCCGCTGTGCCGCGTAGGAAAGCGCTGTAAGGCCAGCATAAAGCGCAATCTTGCCAACAATGCCCGCCGCCGTAATTGCTGCCGACACCGTGCCTATTGCCGATACGATGAAAGACCCTGCTGCAATGATGGCACTAGGCATTAACACACCATGCTTCTACGTGGCCAGCAGCACATATCCGCCCGCTTTCGCTTCTGGACTGCCACAGCTTGCCGGTTTTGACCGCAGCGCAGCCAACCCCGCCAGCAATCACAAGGCCCACGTCGCCAACGTTTGGATTTTGTATTCGGATCAGGCCAACACCCCCCAAGCCCTTGCGCAACATCGGGATAAGCCCGCCCTGCGCTTTGATTATCGCTTGGGCTTCATGTTCGCTTTGATAGTGCCAGCCGAAATGGCCTTTCGGAGACTGGACGCCACGCAAGACAAGCCAGCGGTCCAGTATCGAACAGCAATCGTTTACACCCCACTGCCACGGCTCAGCGGCAACGGTTTGCAAGAACTTTGCAGCGTCCATCAATAATCCGGGTAGGTAAATGTCTTGTTGACCAAACTCGGTTGAAACTGACAAATCTGGTCGCCGGGATGGCGGGATTGCTGATCTCTATCAGTATAGCGCCCGGCAGGCGGCAGGCTGCGATTGTAGAAGATGTTTTCACAGCCGATAACGATCCGCTGCACCCCGCCGCTTTCGCCATCGGCCCGTGACCGGGAAACCCTTGGCTTGCGCATGTATCCCCATTTCAAAGGAACCGGAGACCCAATAGGCTGCCAACTTTCGTCAAAGAATGCGTAATAAACAGTAGCAATCCCGTTTTCTACGTCGCCGGTTTCGGCAAGAGCATTGCTCAGGAAATTCGTTACATCGCCGGGTATTCCGTCCAACGATATTTCAAACCTCTCCGAGATAGGCTCGCCGCTGAATTGCAGGCCGGACACCTGCCCGTAACCCTTCAAGCCGGTCCATGTATAACCTGAAAACTCAAGGTCTGTATTGCCGTTCCAAATGCGCTTGGTACCGCTTTCAAACCCCAACTGAACCAGGATATCAGCCCGGACAGTCTGCGCCTTCAAGAGCGCAATTTGCTCAGCGGTGAAAAACGCCATTATAGATATTCCACAAAGCTGACGCTTTGCGGCCCGTATGATCCGGCTTCAAGCGTCATAAGCATTTCGGAATCCGACGCCAGCCGCATCCGGCACTTGGGGCGGTCAAACTCTAGGGTTGATCCAGCCGAAACAGCTTCACGCAACGGCGGCCTAAATTCGATTGTGTTGGCCGTGGCGTCGTAGTTCGTGATTTGATACCAACGCGGCCCTTTGGCCGGATGATTAATGCTGAAAAATTGGCCGGATTCAATGCGCGGCGCGATGGTGACAGTTACCGAAATCGAAACCGCTCGTAAAGCCGCTGCGGCTGACGCCACAACGCTAACCGTGCTACCTATGAACCCTACTCCGTCCGAGAAATATTCGCCATCGCTAAACGGAACGCCGGTCTGCGGCCCGTCATAAGCGGCATCATGTGCGCCATACTCGCGCTCATAATCAAACAGCGCCACGTCGATAGGGTTTAGACGCCCTTCAGCCTTCACAGCGATGGACCGCCAGCTAAGGACTGTGGCCCTGTTGTGCAGCACAATATTCTCAAACGCGCAAACCCAAATACCAGCGTCCGACGCAGAAACCTGCATATTGCCGGACAGCGAAGCCCCACCCGCGACAGTGCGATTTTGCAAAAATGGGGGAACGATTCTGGCAGGGCAAAGAACCGTGTAAGGCCATTGAATAGCCATTAGCCGATCCTCCGCTGCGTATTGGCTATCAGTCCCGGCATGTTCCGGTTGACCTGCCCGACAGCAGCGCCAACGATCACAGGAGCCGCTTGCTGCACCGTCTGATCAATACGGGCTTTGATTATTCCGCCGTCATCGACAAAGACGCCACGCACCGTGATTTCTTGGCGACCGCCGCTTTCAAAAGACTGGCCCGGCTTGGTAACGCTTACCGTTTCATTCGGAGAGGCATGGAACGCGACTAGCTGGCTATCGATACCGCCCGCACCGCCAACCTTGAATTGGCCGCCGTTAGCATATCGCGCAAACGGAGAAAGGCTGCTTGCCCCGCCGCCACCTGAAAACAGTGAGCCTATGCCGCCAAGTATCGCGCCGAATATGCCGCCGCCGCCAGACCCCGCACTACCAAGCGAAAACAGCGCATCGACAAGCTGTTTTTCAATCCGGTCTATAATTTTGTTGATCACATTCAGCGCAGAATTTCCGAAAGCCTTCCAGAACTTCTCGCCGTTCTGCAATCCCTGGCGCAATGTCTGGATAAAGCTAAGCGTTGCGCCTTTGGCAAATTCAAAGTTTGCCTTGGCCTCTGCCGCCGCAACCTTTGCCAGCGCCATTGCCAGCGCCAGCTTGTCTAACTCGACTGATTGTTTTGGCGTAACTTTAATCCCGGCCTGCCCCGCCTTGTTTAGCAAATCTTGCTTAAACGTCAGTTGCGCCGCCGCTTCCGCAGTTCGGCCCAGGCTATTTTTCAACGCCTTTTGCGTTTCAATGTATCGCTTCGCGTTATTGACCAGCGTATCCCAAGGGTTCTTCTTCTCCGCGCCAGCCTTTGCACCCTTCGCCTTGCCACTACCGCCCTTGCTAAGAACGGGCGCGGATGGCTTTGGAGGCGGTTTAACATTCCACCCTCCGCCCCACTCATCCCCAAGGTCGCCAATCCCTTTTTCAATACGCAAATATTCTTCGCGGGCTTTGTTCCATTTCTTTTGCTGCTCTGTTACTTCCGCAGCTTTCTTATTCATGTCGGAAAGACTATTTTTAATAGCATCCCAACGGTTCTGCTGATCGTCTATAGAAAGCGCAGCCAGAACGCCATAAATACCACGCGCCACGATAGCAAACTTTTGCATCACCGCCATTGCATCGCGTGCATGGTGGGCAATGGTCCTGAACATATCGGCAAAAATATTGCCAAATCTCTCAGCCGCGTTTGTTTTTTTTGCCCAAACGATTATTCTATCAGTCAAATCTGCAATTGCAGGCATAAGCCTTTCGGCAATCTGAACCCATATGCCATGAAAAACAGCTTTTAGTCTTGTCCAGTTATCGTTTGTCCGCTCCGATGCGCTTTGCAACTCGGTTGACATAACTGTACCGAGTTCCGCCGCCTCATCTTTTGCTTTTTGGATTGCCTCCGCGCCCTGATTAAGCAGCGGGATCATCTGCGCACCGGCCTTGCCGAACAAAGCCACAGCAAGCGCCGTCTTTTCCGCGCCGTCGCGGTAGCTGGCGAACTTGTCTGCCAGTTCCGCGATTACCTGGTCCGAAGTCTTTAGCCCGCCGTCCGCGTTCTTGACCTCAACCCCTAGCGCCTTGAACGCCCGCACAGCATCCGTAGTGCCGCCTTTGGCAACATCGGACATGGACTGCGTAAGTTTGACAATGCCGGTTTGGAGGCTTTCAAACGACACGCCGGACAGGTCTGCCGTATATCGCAGCTTTTGCAGTTCATCGCTGGCAATACCAAGCTTTTGCGCTGCCTTGGCAATCTTGTCTGCATCGGCGGAAATAGACCCCATCGCGACAGATAAAGCGCCTGCCGCCGCAGTAATACCAGCCGCCGCGACAGCGCCCAACTTGGTAAACGCTGAGCCAAGCCTGCCAAGCGAGCTTTTGGCTGTCTTCGCGCCCTTCTCAAAAGCGGCGCTATCTATGCCCAATGTGACGCGAAGTGCGCCAACAACAGAACTAGCCATCATCCCGCTTTCTAAACTCACCACCGAACGCCGCATTCAGCGTCATGGCGATCATCTTCATTTGTTGTGGAGTTTGGCGGCCCGGAGATTGCCCGGCCTTCTGCCTTTTGGGCGGGTCATATTTCGGGAATTTCTTCTGCATTTGCGAATAATAGCCGGAGTGATAAGCTTGATAATAAGCAAGCTCATAAGCTTTGAATTCCCGGTCTCTCTCACCATCAAATACAGCAGCAATCTCACGCGGGGTAAGCCGCCAAAACTGCTCAGGGCAGCGGCCCAATGCTGCCCATGACCTAATAAGATGCGGCCAATCTATGCCGCTTTCCGCTTTCCCGCAGCCGGACCACCAGCCCCCTTTTCAGCAGGTGCAAACGCCAGCCTGAAGGCTTCGGAAGCCGCGCCCATGGCCGCCTCCATACCTGCGTCGGACATGATCAGCCCCGCATCTTCGACGGTAAGCTCAGGATGGTTGTCAGCAAACGCCGCATGGAAGAACAGCCGCACATGGCTTTGCCGAACGTTGTCCGAATCTTCCAACAGTTTCGCAATCTCCTGGACGGTTTTATCAAAACCATCCTCCAGCTTGCAAAGTGCATTGGTCGAATACCGCAGCGTGTAGGTGTTCGTGCCGACTTTTAGGGAGACCTCGCCCCTATTTTTATTTGCCATCAGTCACCTATGCGATAAAGCTTGGTTTTCCGGACAGCTTGTAAGTAATGGAAGCCGTCATCTTGTCGTCAAGGGGAGTGGTTGACGGCATTCCTGTCATAATCGCGGAAAACCCCCATGTGGTCGGCCCATTGAGCCAGACAATCTGGTAATAGCCAGCCGTGTTGGTGTTGATATCCGCAAGCCAGTGGGTCACGTCTGTTGCATCCGGGTCAAAACCGACTTCAATGGTGACTTCGCCGCCATCTTTCAGGCCGCCGATATATTCCCGCCAGCGTTCGGTCGAATTCATATCCGTAACGTCAACAGTATCACGCGCCAGGCTTGGCCCGCTAATGCTGATGACATCGGCAACAGCAGTCATAGTGCCGCCGCTAGTGCCGTCGCTGGACCGTTTGAATACCGTCCCGTGGCCGATAGTCAGATCAGTGCTCATATCCTATTTCTCCTATTCATCATGCCAGATTGCGATATCAATCGAGCATCGGAACAAGTACCGGCCCGGTGATTCCGTTTCGTTTGTGTCGCGTTCGCTTTCGATGCTTATCCGCTGAAATTGAACGCCAGACGCGGTTTGATCGTACCCGTTAACAACGCCCATCAGCGCCCGCGCAGCTTGTTTCGCGGAGCCATAGCTTTGGCCGTAGCAATCGCACTGGACAGTGCTGCTGATCAGATTGGTTGGCCCGTCCAGGCTGTAATCGCGAACGCCTGTAATCCGGTTTAGGACAATGGCCGGAAGCGTCGAGTTTGCCTGCGGACGAACGCCCCAATTTATCCGCGTGCCGACAAGGCCGCTTAGCGTTCCATCCGCCAGCAGCAGTGTCACAAGGGCTTCTTCCATCAGTTAACCCTTTGCCAGCTTCGCCACTTGCTTTGCAATCTCAGCAGAAAACCGGGTTTTGACGATTTCCAAAACCTGCATTTTTGTCGAAGCCCACGCCGGGCGCATAAACGGTTGTGGCCCGTGGTTCACGTTGCCAAATTCCTGTTGAACGCCTGCCGGGTCATTCGTGCCTACATGCAATTCAACAGCAGATTTCCCCGCGTAATAGGCCATGCGGTTCTGCGTTGGATTAAGCCGCCCGCTAATGATGATGGAGCGTCTAAGGTCTTTCACTGGCGTTCGCGGATCATCAGGCGCAAGCTGCCTTGCCTTCGCAAGCATTGGCTTCAACGCCTGCCTGGCAACCCTACGCGCAACAGACTTCGCAGCCGTATTCTTGCCCAAGGCCAGAAGCGACTTTTCAACCTCACGCAAGCCCTCGACCTTAACGACTTCCTTAGCCATCAGTCAGACTGCCTTGTTGCGATGATTTCGATGTAACGATTCCGGCCCTCGGCGGATTCCTTAACGCCCGTAATTTCCCAGGTCCCACTTTCAAAAGAAAGCCGATCCTTTGTGTTCACGGTTTTCGTTTCGCTGGATGACCGGACCAGAAACCGAGCCGACAAAGCCGAATTGACCTGCCCGGAAGATATCTTTTCGCCATCGCTTAAGGCGCTGTAATTGGCCCAAACGGTAGCGAATGTGGACCATGAAAGCTGTGGCTCGTTGAACCCGTTCATGGAACTTGTATAGCGCTCTATGACTATGCGCCGGTCCAGCTTCTTAGCGCCAGCCATTACGCAGCGGCCCAGGCTTGACGATGGTTGACCATGATCAAATCATGATCAGTGAACACGTATTCCCGGTCTTCGTAGCGTTTTGTGACAAGCAAAAGCACCCGCTCGATAATATCTTCTTTGATATTGGCGGCATCGGCTTCACCAACCACATAATCCACGTAAAACGCGCCTTCAAACGGCCCTACGGTTGGCCATGAAAGGCCCTTCCTGAGTGCAATCTTTGCAGGCGATATATCGGTAATGACCCGATAAAGGCTTGTGGATGCTGTCTGCTCCACTTCGTCAGCGTCCAGGTACTTGACCGATGTTACAGATTTAACCGGCCACCCAGGCAAATCGACAGGGGAAATCGAAAAATTGCGCTTTAGCCGCCATGCCTGCTGCATAAGTGCAATACCATTCGCATTTTCAAGCAATGCAACGACTTCCGCGATTATTTTTGTCAGGTCCGCGTCGTCATCAGCCGTGTCAATCTTTGTGCGTGCCTTCACTTCCGCTACCGTCACAGGAAGACTTGCGGCAGGGGTTACAACAGACACGCCGGACCACATTACTTGGCCGCCTTTTCAGGATACGAGCGAACCACAGCACGTTCAGGCTTGACGCCATCGCGCACCGGCTGCGCCTGCCCTGCGGCAATCATGCGGGCAGCCTCATCGGGGGATACTTCAATTTCATCGCCAGGCGAAAACGAACCATCCGCGCCAGACCGGGAAACCAGTAGCTTGACTTTCATTGCAATTCCTATCGGTTGGAAAACGCGGGCAGAATACCGCCCGCGCCAATATCGTAACAGCCTGTTAGGAGGCTGCGGTAATCAGGTGCTTAACAGCAGCAGTGTCAGACAGTTCACCGTCGAAGCGGATGTAACCGGCAACACCGAAGCCAGGCCAGAAATCCTTGTCCTGAATAGCGCCGATCAGCGGAGCGCCAACCTTGCGGACATAGTATTTAGAGAAGTCACCGAACAGCATGACCTTCTTGGCCGCTGCAAGGCTGTCCATGGCCTGGTTGATCGAGTACGGGCGTCCGTTTATGGTGGACGGAATGCCCGCCTGAACATTGCCCATCTGCCACAGGTAGTTGCCGTCGCCGTCCTTCAGCTTGCGAATGGCCAGCAAGGTGCTGTCATTCAGCATGTAACGAACATTTGGGCCATTGCGGTATGCCGGATCGACGGAATGCTCGAAATCGAGAATTTCATCGAAGGTAATAGCCGCAGTGGCCGCTGCCGTCTTGCCAGCCGTCGATGCGGTGACAATACCGTTTGGCGCAGACGAACCGGAACCGGTAGTCAGTTGCAGGTTCGCAATCCGGCCAAGACGTTCGCCCAGGAGCGAGCCAAGCAGGGTTTCCATGGCGAACACGGAATCGTCTGCCAGTTCCTTGGATACGCGAACCCATTCGGTGTTATACGCAAATGCGTTCAGCACCTTTTCACCGAAGGTAACGTCCTTGCCGCCATCATCGGTGAGGGTTGCGCCTTCCGTATGCGCCTCGGCAGTAACAGCCGTGTCGTTCACAGTCGGCATGGTGATAGCACCGCCGCCGCTGGTAACAAGCTCAGTTGTAATGCCAGGATCGTACATCGGCCCCCAAGCCAGCATGGACCGGATCAGGATTGCCCGGAGTTCTTCCGGCACCGTGTAGCCGCCAGCCGCGTTGGTGGTTGTCTGGGCACGCAGTTCAGGAGCGTCAACATATCCCCTGTCCAGAACGTGACGCGCTTCAGCAGAAAGCGGCGCAGCATCAGGCACGCGGGACCGAAGATATTCATGAAACGCCTGGCGATACGAAGGCAGTTCGCCGTCATCAACACCACGCGCAACGCCCTTGCCAGCAGGCCGCTTGCTTTCGTCAACCGCCTCGGCGGCTTCCTTCGCGGCGCGTTCTGCCTTGCCAAGCCGTTCCATCCGCTCGATTTTCTGGCCGATCTTGTCATGATCAACCATCATCGCGTCAAATTCACGCTCTATATTAGCGGCGCGGTCTTCGGGCGTATCGTCCTTGATTTCGTCAAACTTTGCGCGGGCGTTGGTCGCAATGCGAGCCTGTTCCTCGCGCAGCTCTTTTAGCTGTACGCTCATGACTTTTCCTTTTCATCATGATTGGGTGGAATAGGTCGCGCAGCACCATTGCTGCCCGCCGTTCTCTTGCTCAATGCAAGGTTCGCTTTCATGCGGAGCCGTCTCTTGGCCGCGCTGAAATTCTTTTGCCGCTCATCTTTGGACTTGCGGTGCCTTTCAAGGCTGCGCAATCCAATCTCGGTGCCGCCATATGCTGGCGTTGTGACAATCGAAACGTCAAACAATGACGCCCGCTTTATGGTCCGCAACGGCGGCTCCTGTTTATCGTCCCATTCTTGCACTTCCGGCAGAAACGCGAAGCTCATTTTGTCCAAGTCGCCGCGTTTTATCTTCGGCACGATGTTCCGCACATCAGGATCGTTGCCATCAAGAACCGTTTCAATGCGCAACCCGCGATCATCCTCGATAAGCTTCAACGTGCCCGAACGTGTACGGGCTAAGGGAAGCCCCTCATGGTTGATCAGAAAAACCACATCGTCCCGGCCTATCGCGTCTTTGAACGCGCCGCGCTCTATGACCTCGCGAAACATGCCGCCGATATCGGCTT